AGGCAAAAGAGCCAGCATTAGCATTGTCAACAAGGGACAGAATTAAAATTATAAGTGGTAAGATTAGCAATACAACCACAGGAGAAGGGAAAGATAAGAAATCATTTGTAAATGTTGTTATATTTGATTTTGAAAAATTAAATACTTCAAACAACAATAATGCAACAAATGATATGGACGATCTTCCGTTTTAGTTAAATTTATTATAAGAAAGGAGAGAAAATCTCCTTTCTTATAATCACAATATTAATTAAAAGGAGTATTAATATATATGGACAATAGATTTAAAGATTTAACCAACATGCAATTTGGCAGATTAAAGGTAATTAGTTATTTTGGCAAAAATAAGCATGGTTTAATATTGTGGAATTGTGAATGTGAATGTGGAAATAAAAACATTATTGTTTGTTCTTCAAACTTATTAAATGGAAGCACTAAGAGTTGTGGATGTCTAAAAAGTGAAATAATTACAAATAAAAATAAAAAATATAATAAGTATATCATAGAAAATGATTTTGTTAGAATGTTTACAAATAATAATGAAGAATTTTTAATTGATATAGATGATTTAAATAGAGTATTACAACATTGTTGGTCTTTAGATAGTAAGGGTTATGTAAGAACTTCAATAAATAGGAAACAGGTAATGCTTCATAGATTTTTAATAAAAACAAGTGATAATAGTCAGATAGACCATATAGATGGAAATATTCTCAATAATAGAAAAAGCAATTTAAGAATTTGTACAAAACAACAAAATAGTTGTAATTTAAAAACACCTAAAAACAATACTTCTGGATACAAAGGTGTTTATTTAGATAAAAGGTCATTTAAATGGTATGCAAGAATAAATTATAAAAATAAAGTCATTCATTTGGGTGTTTTTGATAAATTTGAAGATGCTGTTAAAGCAAGAAAAGAAGCAGAAATAAAATATTTCAAAGATTTTAAGAGGGATGACAATGAGTAAAAATATAAAAGAAAAAATAATTGAAGCAAAAAATAAATATTCTACAAAGGCTGCTTATGAAATAGCAGAATATTTTAAACCTGATAAATTTGATAGTCAAAAATTAAAAGGATGTTGTCCCTTCCACTCCGAAAGCACTCCTAGCTTTATATGGAATCCTAAAAGCAATAGTTATCATTGTTTTGGTTGTGGTCGTACATTTGATATTATAGATTTGTATATGGAACAAGGTTTATCATTTAAAGAAGCAGTACAAAAATTATTTAATGAAACTAATATTGTTGCAGATGAACTTGAATTTATTAGTAGGAACAATATAAATAATAATGATTATTTTAAAAATTATGTTTATCCAAAAGAAGAAATAAACACAGACAGGACTAAGGTTGAAGAATATTTGGCAAAAAGACATATAAGCAAAGAAACGCTTGATTTTGCAGGTATTAAACAAGATGCAGATGGTAATATAGTATTTGAGCATAGAGATGTAGATGGGAAATTACTTTGTGTTAAATATAGACCATCAAGACCAGTAAAAAAAGGCGAAGATAAAATGTGGTGGCAAAAAAAAGCAAGTACATGTCCCATTTTATATGGCGTTAATCAAATAGATATTACTAAACCATTACTTATAGTAGAAGGACACATAGACAGACTATCATGTATTGAAGCAGGTTTTACCAATGTAGTTTCAATACCACATGGTGCAGAAAATTTAAGCTGGATAGAGTTTAACTGGGAATGGCTTGATAATTTTGAAACTATTATACTGTGGTATGACAACGATACAGTAGGACAAACTGCCTTAAAAAATGTAATTGTACGATTAGGTGAACATAGATGTAAAATAGTTGAACCAGATCAAGTAGTAATTGATAAGATTAAAGAATTTTATAAACAATATAATGTTGATATAAATAAAGCTGATGCTAATAATGTTCTTATAGCCTGTGGAAAACAAGAAGTATTAAATTTAATTAATAATGCAAAGGAAGTGCCTATACCAGATGTTATTGATATTATGGATTGTCAAGATGTAGATATACAAAATATAAATAAAATACCAACTGGATTTAATGAACTTGATAAGTTAATTTATGGGCAAATAGAAGGTACTTTAAACATATGGTCTGGATATACAGGACAAGGAAAAACAGTAGTTGTTGCTCAATCTGCAATTATTGAATCTGTAGAAAATGGACATAAAGTTTTTGTTTTCAGTGGTGAATTAGAAGGTGGACAATTAAAAAATTGGCTTATTAAACCTTGGGCTGGAGAAAAACATACAATAGAATGGGATAATGGAGAAAATATGCCAAAAGGTTATACAGTCACAAATGAAGCAAGAGAATATATTAAAAATTATTATAAGAATAAAATATTTTTTTATGATACATATTTAAATACAAAACCAGAAGCTATATTAAACAGAATGGAATTTTTGTTTAAAAAGTATGGTGTAGATGTTTTTGTACTTGATAATTTGATGTGTGTGGATTTTTCTGATTATAGCGATGAATGGGCAGCACAAAAGAAGTTTATATTAGATTTGTTAAAATTTACAGTAAAATACAAAACATATACACACCTCGTATGCCATCCCAAAAAACCTGATGGAAAAAATGCTAATTCTGCTTATGACCTATATGGTTCATCAAATCTTGGAAATTTAACCCATAGATTATATTGGGTTAGTAGAAACAATAAACAAGAAGAATTACACGATTCAGAAATAAGTATTATAAAAGATAGACCAACTGGTATAACAAATAAAAAAATAAAATTATATTACAACAAACAAACTATGAGATTAATAAGTAGCGAAGAAGACAGAAATAGAAAATATTTATGGGAACAAAATATAAGTATAAAATATCCTAAACATATTCAAGAGAAATTAGTGTGCAATATTAACAAAAAAGAAGAAAAAGAGGTGTTTGGATAAAAAATGATTAAGTTTAATAATGATGATATTATTAAAATTTGTGAATTATATAAAAATGGCTTAACAACATATAAATTAGCAGAAATGTTTAATGTTAGCAGATGGAAAATAAGTAATATATTACACAAAAACAATATTGTTGTTAATAATAATAAAGATATATATAAAAAATACAGTTGTCAACTAGATTATTTTAAAGAAATTGATTCTGAAGAAAAAGCATATTGGTTAGGTTTTATTTACGCAGATGGATACGTAACCGAAAAATGTTTCGGGATAGCATTAAGTATTATAGACAAAGACCATTTAGAAAAATTTTTAAGATGTATTAATAGTAATGATAAAGTTAGAATATATAATGACAATAAGGGTCTTAGTAAAAAAGATGGCAAAATTGCTAGAATACAAATCTATAATAAATCTTTTCGTGAAGAATTAATGAAACATGGTGTTGTTTATCATAAAAGCAATATTAAGAAGCCACCTAAAATAAAAAACGATTTAATCAGACATTTTATTAGGGGATATATAGATGGAAATGGATCACTATATAAATCTAAAAATAAATTTAACTATAATTATAATTATTATTTAAGTATTACTAGCACCTATGATATGTTATTTTACATACATCAATATTTAAGAAATAATAACTTAACACATAAAAACTTTGTTTTTAAAAAGAGAAAACCGACTGATACTGTTGGATATATAAGGTATGCTGGAAACATTCAGTTTTACAATATAATGCATCATATTTATAAAGATGCAAAAATTTATATAAGTCAAGCGTGAACACTCGTGACTTTAGTCATGAGATGAAACGCTTGACAAATTATAAATATAATATTATAATAAGATTAGAAAGCGAGGTGATAATGTGAAACTATCATTCAAATTCAAGCCTAAACTTACTGAACTACAATTAAACATTATTGAAGAATTATCTTTTCATACTACTAAACTATACAATACAGTTAATTATGATTGTAGAGAAAATGGGTTTAAATCATATATTGAAGCAGAAAAAGAATATAAAGAAAATTGGCACAATCAGTTTCTCCATTCACATACTTATCAACAATGTTTAAAAGTGTTAGAAAAGAATTGGAAGTCATATTTTGCTTCAATAAAGGATTATAAAAAGAATCCTAATAAGTACAAAGGAGAACCAAAACCGCCGAAGTTTAAGAATCATACTAACAAAAAGAACGAAGTAATATTTACAGAAGCAGGAATAAGAGTTAAAAATAATATATTAATGTTGTCTTTGTCTAAAGTAATGCAAGAAAAGTTTCAGGTTAAGAGTTTAAATTTCTCTATAGACACAGAGAAATTGCCTGTAAATTTTGAAGCATTGCAACAGATAAAGATAAAATGGGATAATTCTATTAAGCAATGGTATTTAATACTTATCTACAACAAAGAAGAAGAAAACAAAGTAACTGGTAACAATATAATGTCAATTGATTTAGGCAGAGATAATCTTGCTACATTAACTTTTTTAGAAGATACTGAATCCTACTTGATAGATGGTAAAGTATTAAAATCTAAAATAAGTTACTACAATAAAGAAATAGCAAGATTAAATTCTATAGGTATGAAACAAGTTGGCGATAGCAAGAAGTTTAAAAACACAAAGCAAATAAACAAACTATATATCAAAAGAAATAGCTTTGTAAATGATTATATTCATAAAGCAAGTAGAAAAATAATAGATTTAGCATTGCGACATAATTGTAATACAATAGTAATAGGAGATATAGAAGGGATTAAACAAGAGAATAAAGTAAAATCTTTTGTAAATATGCCACACCAAAAACTAGTAGATAAAATTGAATATAAGGCTAAATTAGTAGGATTAAAAGTAGTATATGTAAAAGAAAATTATACAAGTGGTTGTAGTGCATTAGATTTAGAGAATATAAACAAAGCCAATTATGATAAAAGTAGGCGTATAGTAAGAGGATTGTTTAGAAGTAATCAAGGTATACTGGTTAATTCAGATGTAAACGGTAGTTTAAATATATTAAGAAAGTATGTAAAAGACAAATGTATTCCAAAGCTGATACAATCAGTGATGGATAATGGTGTATTGGACACACCATTGAGAATAAGGGTAGCATAACCAAACTTCTCAAGAATCCTACGACTTTAGTCGTGGGAGGTTCAACAATAACTATAAAGGTAGAGTTGGCATTGTATGAATAATAATTATATAATATATCATTTACATATAATGTTTTCAAATCCAATAACTAATATAAATCTGGTGTTTTGGTACAAAATATATCTTTACAAGAAAGGGAAGTATTCGGATGATACACACACATGTACATACCAAATATAGTTTAAGAGATAGTATTATAGATTATGATGATTTCATTAATAGGTTAAAATCTATTAATCAAAATGCAATTGCCATTACAGATCATGGCAATATACATGCTTCAGTATCAATTTATAAAAGACTAAAAAAAGAAAATATAAAATATATACATGGCTGTGAAATGTATATATGTGATGATACTAATATAAAAGACCAAAATAATAAATATTATCATTTAGTTTTACTATGTAAAAATGAAACAGGAAGAATTAATTTAAACAAACTAATATCAATATCTAACCTGTCCGAAAACTTTTATAGTAAGCCAAGAATAGATTTTGAGAAGTTAAAACAACACAAGGATGGGTTATTGGTTTTAAGTGCTTGTTTAGCAGGGGAAATAAGCAAGTTTCTCTTGATTGACGACTATGAAAAAGCAAAGGAAATAGCATTAAAATATAAAAATGAATTTGGTAATGATTATTATTTAGAAATACAAGCAAGAAATGATAATAAACAAATAGAAATTAATAAAAAAATTATTGCATTAGCAAAAGAATTAGATATATCAATTGTTGTAACTACTGATGCTCATTTTGTTACAAAAGAAGATAAAAAATATCATGATGTTTATTCTTTTAATAGTTCATATAAAGAAGAAGGAGAAGGATATATTGATTGTTATATTCAAAGCGAAGAAGAAATACGAAATAATTTGGTATATTTAGATAGTGAAATTGTAAATCAAGCAATTAATAATACTCATGAAATAGCAGATAAATGTAATGTTGAGTTGCCTTTGTCTGCTCCAATTATTCCACATATTGATATACCAAGTCAATATAATAATGAAAAAGAATGGGTAATAGATATTTGTCAAAAAGGATTTGAAGAAAGAGGGATTAATAAATTACCAGAAAAAGAACGTCAAGTATATTATGATAGATACCAATATGAACTTAATGCAGTAGAAGAAATGGGATTTTTAGGATATTATCTTTTGGTATATACTTACGCAAATAAGGTTAAACGTAGAGGTATAGCACGTGGTAGTGGTGGAGGAAGTCTGTTATGTTATTTGATGAATATTACTGATATAGACCCCATAGAACACAAATTATACTTTGAAAGATTTATTGATGTTGGTGCTTTGGATGCCTTACGAGAGGGTAAAATTACGAGAAAAGAATTAAAAGTGCCTGATGTAGATTTGGACTTTGGCACACATGATAGAGAAAAAATTATACAATTTTTGATTAATAAATATGGACAACAACACGTAGCATGTATAGGTAGATTTAATTATAATAAATCACGAGGCACTTTAACTGATATAGGTAGAGCGTTGGGTATCGAATTTAATGAAGTCAAAGAAATTACAAAATCATTAGAAGATTATGAATTAAATGATGTATTAGATTTAATAGAAATAAATAAAAATAATCCTGATAAGCCAAATATAGTTAAAAAATTTGAAAAATATATAAAAAAATATCCAGATTTATTTGAAATATCAAAAAAACTAATAGGACTTCCAAGTTCTTTTGGGCTTCATCCTTGCGGTAGGGTTATTGTGATGCAAGATTTAGACTACTATACTGCTTCATGTTATCATGAAAATGGAGAGCGATATTTACAAGGAGATATGCATGATATTGAAGATTTAGGCATTGTAAAAATAGATGCATTGGGATTAAGAACTGTTGATGTTATTTATGATGCCCTTGAGTTAATTAGCAAGGATTATGAGTATATAAATCCTAAAAAATTAGACTTTTCAGATGAAAAGGTATTGGATATTTTTAAAAATGGAGATACTGTTGGAATATTTCAGTTTGAATCATATGGTATGCAGGATACATTAAGAGACATGCAACCAACTGGCATTGAGGACTTATCTGTTGCTAATGCATTGTATCGTCCAGGTGCTATGGCGTACATTAAAAATTATTGTAACAGGAAACATGGAAAAGAAGAAATTACATATTTACACAAAGACTTAATACCTATTTTAAGTAATACTTATGGCATTATGGTATTCCAAGAACAACTAATAGAAATAGGTAGATTAGCCAACCTTAGAAATCCAGATAAATTAAGAAAGGCTACGGGTAAAAAAGATGAAAAATTATTGATAGAAGTACATGAAGAACTTAAACAAAACTTGCTTAATAAAGGATGGACGGAAGAACAATTTAATCAATTATGGTCAGATATGCTTCAATTTGCTAAATATGCATTTAATAAATCTCATTCAAGTGCATATGCTACTATAGCTTTTATTACAGCAAAACTAAAAGCATACCATCCTTTAGAGTTTTATGTTTCGTTAATGAATTCTTATATAAAGGATTCATCTCAATACATAAAAAATAATGCAACTATTATATATGAAGATATTATTAATCATGGATATGTAATGAATAAGTTTGACTTTAGACAAAATCATAAAAAATGCAATATATATAATGGGAAAATCAATTATGCAATACCATTAATTAAACATTGTAATCGGCAGATAGCTGAAGAGTTATATGAGATAAGAAATAACCAATATAATAATTTTATTGAATTGTTATATGATATTAACCAAAAAACATCTATTAATTCTGCACAATTGGATATTTTAGTTAGATTAGGTTTTTTTAATGAATTTGGCAATAGTAGATTATTAAATGGACTAGTTGAATATTTTAACTTTTTTAAGCAAGGTTCTGCCAAACAAATTAGTGTAGACAAAATAAAGGACAACCAAATACTTGATAATATAATTAAAAGACATTCAAGATTATCTCCTTTTGGTAAAACATATATGGATTTGAATGTTAAAGCAATATTAAATGACATTGAAGAATGGATGAAGTGTAATAATGTGCGTGATTATCCTATTAAGGAAAAAATAAACACTCAGAAAGAGTATTTAGGTTTTGTTAATTTAACCACAGGAAAAGAAGAAGATAAACGAAAGTTATTAGTATTAGATGTTAAACCATTAATAAGTCAAAAATATAATAAAATATGGGCATATGCAATTGATGAAATATCTATTGGTAGTGGAAAAAAGAATAGGTTGACTATATGGTCTAATAAATACGAGAAGAAACCACTACAAGCCAATGATATTTTATATGCTTATAAAGTAGAAAAGAATGATAAAGGATATTGGTATTTACAAGATTATGACATTATAAATAGTGAATTTTCATAAAATATTAATATAAAATTATATAAGTCAAGCGTGAACACTCGTGACTTTAGTCATGAGATGAAACGCTTGACAAATTATAAATATAATATTATAATAAGATTAGAAAGCGAGGTGATAATGTGAAACATACATAAGTGTCTCC